AACGCACGGTTGACGTCGACCCGTGCGTGAATTGGATCCCTGCTGGTGGATCCGCCGAGACACACCTTAAGCAAGTGTTGTCCGGTAACAAGACGCCGGGAGCCAGGAAGACTTCCGAGATGCCGGCTGGCATCAGACTTAGGGTGCGCGCTCGCTGGGTGTTGGGGATCAACCCAGACAAGAGCAGTCGTGTTCTAGGCTCGCTACTCAAGGGATGGTGGACACCAGACCTCTCCCGAGAGTTTGCGCGCCCTGGACTGGCTACTTTTGTAGCTGCGCGTGGCGCCCAGGTGAAGTTCCTTGGAGGGGGAACGCTTAAAACTTCCGTCGGTGAAGGTGAGGGCAAGAAGCAGTTCACGTTAGCGTACGTGAATGCTATTCACGATGGGGTAGTCTTCAGGCTCTACCCCGAACTTCTTGCCAAACTTGCTGCCTACACCACGCTTAGGAAGCGTACGGCGGGTCTTGTCCAGGCCCTTCGTACGCGTGCCCAGGAGTGGTGCAAGCATGTTGGGATGGATGCCGAGGAGTGTGCCCATACGCTTGGGCCCTCGGTAGCTATCGCGTATCTTCCGACTGCACAGGAAGATGTCGCGACATCCATCCTACAGGCAGCTACGCCGGCGGATGCCTCCGAGCAGGGGTGGTGGACCGCTTCGACTTAGGAGCGCCCGGTTTGCTTGTTGGGCATCTGCGGAGGGGTACCTGATTTACCACTTCGTGAGGGTGCCTTCCTTGAGGGCAAGTGTGACCTGGGCTGCGACTTTCCGTCGAAGCGGAGGATGTACACGGCGTTGCCAGTGACAACAGTTGAAGGGTGTTGGGTCCCTTCAGTGCACGCCGACTGCAACCACAACGAGATCGCTGCCCTTCTTAAGCGGTCTCTGGCCCCTACACCCATGGCCGGTCCACGTGCTCGCGTGCCAGTTCTTCGAGAGTTTGAGAGACTCAGGAATTTAGCGAGGCGGTGGGGCGGTTCAAGATGGGGCTACCTGGAAACGGCGCAATCTTACAGTGGGAATTTGCGTCGTAGATACACCGAGGCGGCGCGCTCACTTCTCGAGGACGGTCCAATCCGTCGTAGAGATGTGCAGCTAGGAGCGTTCCTCAAGGCGGAGAAGTTTGGGTACAAGAAGTGTGGCAAGCCGAGGATGATCTTTCCGAGAAGTCCACGGTACAACTTGGCCCTAGCTTCCTTCCTTAAGCCTTTTGAACATTGGCTGTGGGGGTACCTCACAGGTTCGAGGCTTTTCGGTGGGTCGAACACCAGGGTTGTGGCCAAGGGGTTGAACGCAAGGGCTCGGGCGAACCTGATAGTGCGAAAGTTCAGGTCCTTCGAGGATTGCGTGGTGTTTGAGGCGGATGGTGCGCAGTTCGAGGCGCACTGTGACGTTTGGCAGTTGCAGCAGGAACACGGGGTGTATTTAGCGGCACACTCTGGGGACCGCGAGTTGGCTTCTTTGCTGGCTCGGCAACTGGTGAATGAGGGCACCACTAAGAACGGCGTGAAGTTCTCGCGTTCCGGGGGCCGGGCAAGTGGCGATTTCAACACTGGTATGGGTAACTCACTTATCTTTACCGCTGTGGTGATTTCAGTTATGAGACAGTTGGGCTTTCCATTCGATATG